CCTCGAACCGAACGGGAAGATGCTCTTCAGAAAGGCTCTTGATTCGTAACGGTGGATCTCATATACTATACCTGCAGTCCAGCACGGGCCAGCAGGCCAGTGCGCGCTCCCCAAGCACGGTGGCTGCCACCCAGGAGAAGGATCGGCGACTCCAGCCGAAGCATAGAACGGGCCCCGAACCGTGACCATTACCCTGTGCTTCAGGGATTAGCGCAGCAACCGGCGTAGCAAGTGGCCATTGCTGGGCATAATGTGCTGTTGGCTGTTGCCGAACAGCACTTTTCACCTGGTTACAGTGAAGACCCTGTCAGGTGGTCCAAGGAGCGCCTAGGGATCAGGTTCTGGTCCAAGCAGGAAGAGGTCACCCGGGCGGTAGCTGCACACCGCTACGTGGCTGTCCACAGCTGCCATGACGGTGGGAAGTCCTTCGCCGCAGCTTGCCTGACGTGTTGGTGGACTGATACCCGACCGCCAGGCGAATCATTCGTCACAACGACGGCGCCTACTGCACCACAAGTGAGCGCCATCCTTTGGCGTGAGATCGAAAAGCTGCACCGACGGGGTAAGCTCAAGGGTCGGATCGGTGTCGGCACCCAGCCAGAGTGGAAGATCGACAAGGAGCTAGTGGCGTACGGACGGAAGCCGGCCGACTATGACGAGTCGGGCTTCCAAGGTGTCCACGCACGCTACCCGTTGATCATCGTCGATGAGGCTGGCGGGATCCCGAAGCAACTGTGGGACGCCATTGACGCATTGGCGACGAACCTGAACGCACGTGTGCTGGCGATTGGGAACCCGGACGATCCGAACTCGCACTTCGCTACCCTGTGCAAACCGGGCAGCGGCTGGCACGTGATCCACATCGACGGCTTGCGAACGCCGAACTTTACTGAGGAGGCGGTGAAGCCCTACCCGCTCCTGTACCAGTACATGGTGGAGCACGGCGTTCCCTTTAGCACGGAGCCGGTGTCCAGGCACGTAGCTGAGTCCTTGTTAGCAGTGCACTGGGTCTGGGAAAGAATGGCCCGCTGGGGCGTCTCCCGCAAGGACGATGAGACATGGAGTACATCGCCGCTATGGGAGTCGAAGGTCCGGGGACAGTTCGCTGACACCCACGCGACAGGCGTGATCCCACATGCATGGGTGCAGGCCGCAGTCCAGAGGTGGTACCGATACGCCGAGGGCAACAAACGAGCGCTGGGTAAGACGGTCTACGGAGTGGACGTTGCACGGGAAGGTGACGACGACACCTGCGTTGCGGAACTGATCGGCGACGTGGTGACGAAGATCTACCGCTGGTCCAAGAAGGATACGATGGAGACAGCGGACCGTGTCCACGCTCTACTGGGGGCCCGCGAGGGCAGCATGGCCTGGGTAGACGTCATCGGCGTTGGCGCAGGCCCGTACGACCGCCTGAAGCAGCTGCGCGACAACGTGAAGCCGTACGACGTAACGCGGCGGACAGACATGATGGACGAGACCCGCACGTTCACGTTCCAGAACGTGTACTCGGCAGCATGGTGGCTGCTACGGGAAGCGCTCGACCCACAAGGAAACCCCACCCTGTGCTTACCGGACGACGACCTGTTGATCGCCGACCTCACCGCTCCAGGCTGGCAAGTGCTCACCGGATCCGTCATCAAGGTGGAGCCAAAGGAGATGGTGAAGAAGCGTCTCAAGCGGAGCCCCGACGCAGGCGACGCCGTTGTGTCCGTTAACTGGAACGGCGGGAGGCGGAAGCGCGGAACGATCGAGTTTGCGGAGACGTACGGGGGCGACTCTGAGTTCGCGTTCGAGTGGGATGACGCAGTCACAGCAGCGGATGGATGGTGACGATGACCCGCCCAGTGGTAGGCGTCTCTGACGAAGACCTTGAGAAGCCACCGCCGTTCGATGTCGAGCGCGGATCGATGCACGACTACCTGTCGGGCCTCTCCGCCTTCGGTGGTTCGGACCAGCTGGTATGGGACGCTAGCGAGCCAGAGGTCTCTGAGATCGATGCGATGCTCAGGGCTGACGGCAAGGGTAAGTCCCTGGAAGGTGCGCTGACGCTCCCCATCAGGGGTGCGCAGTGGAACATCGTTCCCGGCGAAGCCGAGAAGGCCGTTGTGCAGTTCGTCACCGAAGCGTTCAAGCGCCCGCACGCTGACGGTGGGATGCTCACGCCGATGACAACTCTCATCGGTCAATGGACGGGAGCGTTCAGTTTCCGACGGACTTACCACGAGAAGATCTTCACCAAGGTTGACTGGAACGGTAAGCCTCAAACAGGGTATAAAAATATAGCATGGCGCCCGCACAACACCTGCACCTTACGCCGTGACGAAAAGACCGGCGCGCTGCTGGGATTCCGGCAGGAGCTGGTGAACCAGAAGGAAACGTGGCGAGACTTCAATCTGAAGCAGGGGTGCGTCTACGTCCACGGGCAGCACAGGGATCCGATCTTGGGTATCTCCGAGATGGACATCCCCTACCGCTGCTGGATCACGAAGAAGAAGCTCGAGTTCATCTGGTATACGTACCTCGAGTCGCATGCGCTGCCGAAGATCATCGCGCGCACGCACGGCGATGAAGAGGCGAAGAAGGTCGCACGGGCGATTGCAGCTCTGCGGTCTGCGGGGGTAGTTGCAATCCCCGATGAATGGGTAGCGGCGATAGACACGCTCGACGTGTCTGGGCAAGGGGCGGGTAGCTACCGTGAAGCGCTGGAGTGGTGCGATCACCAAGCAGCCATCAGCATGCTGGCCGGGTTCACCGAGCTAGGAGGCCAAGCTGCCAAGGGTGTCGGCTCGTACGCGCTGAGTAAAGATCAGACGGACTTCTTCCTCCAGATGCAGCTGGGGTTCGCTCGCGAGCTGTCGTCGTTCGTCACTGAGCAGGTAGTGGCGGATCTGGTGCGGTACAACTTCGGCAAGAAGCAGATCGTGCCGAAGTTCGAGGTTGGACCGCTGAACCCAGACGACATGCAGGTGAGCCTTGACATCCTCAAGCTGATCGCCACAGCCTCGCAGGTCAACCTGCCGGACGCCTTCGTCAACGACCTCGTTATGCAGGTAGCGAAAGACCTGGGGATGGACCTAGACAAGATCGCTGCAGCCATTGTTGAACGGAAGGCACAGCTGACTGGTCAGCAGTCGTTCTCACCGCCAGGCGCTGGCAACACGACAACACCGCCACCGGCAGGTGCAGAGGCGATGGCAAGCGTAGGTGCAGCAGCGGATGTCGGCGCAGCGATGATTGATCAAGCGCAGAACGTACCGGTGGTAGACGCTCCTCCGAAGACGGTTAGCTGATGGCACGCCTGGAGCCTCGTGCCTACCCCGGTGAACTGGTGAGCGTTTACGACGGCGACACCTGCACGCTCGATTTAGACCTAGGCTTCCGCACGTGGCGCAGGACTAACGTGAGGCTATACGGCATCAACTGCATCGAGTTGAAGGACCCTGGTGGTCGGGCAGCTCGAATGCACCTGATGGAGTTAGTACCGTTCCATCGCCTTGTGACGGTAACCACCATCGAAGCAGACAAGTACGGCGATCGCTGGCTGGGGATCATCATTGTCGACGGTACTAGCATGAACGAGCAGATGATCATCGATGGTTACGCTGCACGATGGGATGGCAACGGTCCTAAGCCGTTTCCGACATGGCCTATAGGAGAGCCCACATGACCGCTTGGGATGGTCCTCCAGGGCTGCAATGGTGGCATACAACGTTCGATCTGCCAAGCCGCACAGAGATTCGGCATTGGCTCGCATCAATGAAGAGGGAGATCATGGCTACACTAGCTGACGTCCAGGCCCAGATCCAGCAGGCCAACGACGCCACCAACGACATCGCATCCGACGTCGAGCGGCTGAAGAGCGATCTCGACGCCGCACTCGCCAGTGCACAGGGACAGGTCGACGCTGCCGTCGCAGAGCAGCTGCAGCAGGTCAGTGACGGCCTGGCGCCGCTGGTGACTAGGCTGCAGGACGTCGCGTCGGGGACAGAGAACCCGACTTCTCCCGACGGTGGTGGTGAGCAGCCTCCTCAGGAGCCTCCGCCCACGGACGGTGGAACGGACCCCGACCAGCCGCAGGTGACTCCATTTCGTACCTAAACCGACGATCTGGGAAGCGCTAGGCGCCTGGTTGAAGAGCCTCCGGTGGTGGTGAGATGACACGTAGCGAGCAAGACTCTGCTGTCGAGAACATCCTCATGGGCGTGGAGTCGAACATCTCAGGGACGACATACCTCTGCCGAGATGTGTCAGAGGTTGATCACCATCTGTCGGAAGTGCTGCGCCGGTTGGCGCACTTCCAGTTCCAACCGGACCTGGTCAGCAAGCTTCGTGGAGACCTCGACCGGCTGTTGGCACGCAGGGAGTACCTAGTCGTCGTCGAACACTCGTTCAACGACACAACCGAGGGGAGG